TACATCGGGATGATGTGAATGAGATACGGGCTGCTGTTGACCGGGTCGGTCCAGTTGGCCGACGGGTCGAACCGGAAGTTCTCAATCGGGATCAGGTCGACCATGGGCTTGTCATCCGACCGGATGAGCTTGCCTTTGGCGTCCTTTCGCATGGCGTAGCGCCAGTGGATGTGGGCGACGCACGCGCCCTGTACCTGGGCGTCTTGGATGCCGCCCATGCAGATCTGAAACCACGGCACCGACTTGGTCAGCCGGTACTGGAGCAGCTGCTGCATGACGTCGGCGCTGACCCGCTCGACCTCGTCGTTGCCATTGACCGGGGTGACCGCGATACGGTCGAGGTTGCTGAAGAACGCTGCGGCGGCAGCGGCCTCGTTCTTGCGGATGATCGCCCGGGTCTTGGGGACGTAGATGTTCGACCGCTTGCGGAAGATCTCGCTGTTGTACTTGCTGTCCGCCGGGTGCTGGCTGTTGAACGCCTTGATCGAATCGTCCCACTTGCCCCGGTAGTTCGTGTCCACGAAGGACGTCGAAAACCGATACGCGTCCTGCGCCCGACGGCGCCAGTTGGGCATCGACTCGTCAAAGTCGTCGTACATGTCGTCCGGGCCGGACTGCTCCGGCATGATGCCTTCGCCGTCCTGCTCGTTGGCCATGTAGTCGAGATGGACGTCACCCGCCGGCGGGTCCTTGATGCTCGGCGGTTGCGGGCGCCACTGGGTGCTGTCGGTCATTGGAAGTTCCTAGTCTGTTTGTAGCGCCATGCCTTCGGCACAACCGGCTCCCGACCGTCCCATGCGCCCCGAGGCAGGTCAAACGCCTCAAGTAGTTCGCCCCCAAATGTAATGCACGACTCGCGGATCTCGTCAGGCGTCCCCAGTCGGTGCTTGGGCAACAGGCTGCTGAAGCCTTCCTTGCCGATCGCGTTGGCCACGGCTCCAGCAATGGCCAGATGCCGCACGACGATGCCGCCGCCTTGGAACCCGATTACCCACGGGTGGTTCGGGTACGCCTTGTTGAGCGCGTCACCGACCTTCTGCGCCAGCTCAAGCTGCGACAGTTCTTCGGGATCACCCGCTTCGAGGACGCTGTTGTACGCGGCGTGGAGCATGGTTAGATGGCCGCAATGATGAACGACAGCAATTCTTCGTACCGGACGCCAAGGCGAGTCTGTTCCTGACCCTGCTCGTCCGTCCAAGTGTCGGTACAGAATACGCCGTAGCGCGTCGCATCAAGGCCGTTGTCTGTGAACGCCTTCTCAACGTCCTGCGCAATCACGCCGACGTGAATACGCGCACCGTCGCCTTTGACGGCAACGGCGTCTTTGTACCGGAACTTCTTGACGATACTCTTGAGCGCAGTCGCTACCGCCTTCTCAGCCGCCTCAAGGTCAGCAACGTCCTGCTTCTCGTTTCCGTCCGACGTGTTGATTGTGCCGGTCGCTGCATACACGACGTTCCAACGATGGCTGCTGTCGCCGAGATATTGCGTTCCGTCGGCCAACGGCGTGAAGCGAGTTGTCTGAACGGAATAGCCAGCGCCCGCCGTGTTCTTGAGATACGCAAAAGATTCGCCGCCGGAGTAATTGTCAAACCACAGGGTTTGCATCCGGTACGGTGTCAAGTTGCCCAAATTCATACGGATTGTTTGAACGCAACTGTTTTGCCAATACGTTGACAAATAGTACAAATCGCCGTAGTTCGCGACCTGACCGCACGTACTGCCGATAACAACGGGCTGCCCCCAAAAGTTACTGCCAACGACGACGCTTAGAGTGTTGTCGATCAATGACGAAATGCAGTTATTGTTGGCAATTTGACAATTGGTGATCGACAACGAGTAGTTATACGATCCGCTGCCGGATTGCCCAACCAAAAACGGGCGAAGCATATTGACCGAGCTGTACCCTTCAAAATACGAGTTGTCGCAAAACAAACTGTGCAAGTTCGTCGGCATCTCAATTCCAACTTGAGACGCAAAAAACGATTGGCGAACGTAAACCGCCGTGCTGGCGCCGCTCGTTCCGCTAACGTCCAGATGGATTCCGGTCACCGTCCCAAGTCCGAAATGGGACATGAAAAACGTGTAACCGCTGCCGCCCGTGCAGATTGCCCCGGTCACGCAGTTATAGAAAAGGCAAGAATCAATCAGGCAAGCGCCTGACTCGTCCATCTGCATTCCCGTCGTGCAATTGAGAAATTGCAGGTTGCGGTAGGTGTTGGTGTATCCAGAATAGACTTTCAAACCGACAGCGTTGCTTCCGCTCGCAGCCCCAACAAATTTCATGTTGGAGATTTCTACGAGGTCGCCGTAGACGTAGAACATCGGGGTCGTGGACCCCAAGGTGTAGCCTTGAATGATCGTGGCGTCTTCACCGTCACCAAACATATTGATCGACCGTGGGAGGTTGATCGTGCTGCTGATCTTGTAAGTGCCTTTCGGGACGTGAAGCGCGTTGTGCGCTGACGCGGCAACGGCATTGGTGAACGCCGCCGTGCTATCCGTACTCCCCGTCGGATCAGCCCCGAAATCGAGGACGCTGACGCTTTCCTGAAGCTTGCTCGCCGTGGTGCGTGCGACTGCGCCGGTGCCGCCATGGTTGTACTGGCTGCCGAGCTGGGAGAGGTTGTAGCTTGCGGTGGTCATGGGGAGTCCTTAGTTCGCCATCATCGTGATCCAGTTCGTACCGTCCGACTGGAGGTAAGCGAACTTGCCGGCCGTACCAGCGAGGATTGCTGTGCCGGCTGCGCCACCGGCTAATGGCACGACATTTGAGGAAGCCGACACAACGGTAAACGCTGCTACGGTTTTGATGATCAACATACGTCCGGTATAGCTCGATGCGGTTGGCAACGTCAGAGTACAAGTGGCCGAGCCATTGAAGATGATCGAATAGTCACCCGCAGCAACCGTGTATGTCGTGCCGGTCTGAGTGTTGGGCGCCGGAAATGCGACGCTGCCACCGAACGTAGCCGTCATGCCCGCATCAGCAGCTTGAAACGCCCACAAACCGTTGGTGTCTACCTGCACGCGGGTCTTGTTGGCCGTCGCGTCTTTAAGCGACCAGATGCCCGTACCAACGGAGCCGACCAGCGTGTACCAAATACGGTTTCCGGTATTGCCGTCCGTGTAGGCCACAATGCAAGGGTTTCCACTAGCGCCAACAAATGACGCAGCATAGTTGCCGCCGTTGGCATTGACGGTCAGCGTGTTGCCAGACGTCGAGGTTAGCGTCGTGTTGCCAACGCCGGTCACTTTCACCAAGTTGGTAGACGCCGCCTGATTCTGAACCATCAGCGCCGTATCGGCTGCCGTAGTACCCGCTTGAATCAATGGACCGAGAGAGCTGCCAGACGTTGAATTGCCGCTGAACAGCGCCGTCCATTGACCAGCACCGCCAATGAACTGACCCGCGTAGGACGAGGCCGATCCGGTACCCTTGATTGCAGATACGCCGACCGTTGCCGGTGCGTCGGCCTGTACGCCGTTGCCAACCTGCCAGCGACCGCCGTGATACGACGGCACCGATGTGCTGAGCGAATAGACAACGTAGTTGGAACTACCACGGGTGAGCGGATCGACCCACAATGCGACTTGGTTGGTAATCGTTCCAGAACCCAACGCATCCATCATGCGGACGCCGTAGACGTTGGTGACCGTACCCGATCCGGTATGGTTCAACTGCATCCCGAAACCGTAAATCTCGTCGTTTGTGCCGCTGCCGGTGTATTGAATGCGAGCCTGATACGAGTGTGCGTGGTTCCAATGAACCGACCCACCAATGGTGGGGATCGAATCAAACGACGAATAACCAAACAGGCCCGACCCTGATGGGGATGTATAGGTCGATTCGTCACGGTACGCATGAGCGCCTGTGGACAATGAGCCGCTTAAACCGCGACCAACCAACACCGCCGAACTGTCGCCAGATGATGCGTTGTTGCCAATAAAAATGCCTTGGCAACTGGTCAGAATGTTCGTCCCATCCGTAACGCTCAGAGGAGTAACCGACGCAAATCCGTTCACAATCCCGCTGTTGTTGTACAGCAGCTGGCCGTTGACGCCGCCCGCAATGGCCGTGCCGACCGGGACCGACGTGGTGTACCGATACAGCACGGTCTGACCCGCCGACAGGCCGGTCGTGAACGTCAGCGTGGTCGGCGTCGTCCACGTGTAGTCGGTGCCAGGCACCATGACGGCGCCGTCGACGCTGACCGCAAGGTTGGCCAGCGATCCCGGCGAGGCGGGCAGGGTGAACACGGTCTGGCCCGCCGTGGCCGTGAACGTGCCGGTGTACGCCTGACCGTAGGACGCCAATGCTGCGAGGTTGTAACCCGTGATCGTATAGTCGCCGCCGTTGCGGACCACCGGGATCAGGTCGGTATTCTGGGCTGCGCCGCCGGCGGGGAATTGACTGATCTTCGGCATGGTTACTCCACGAGAATCGGGTCGCCAACGGAATCGGCTGGCGGTTCCATTTGAATCGCGTAGCCCTGCTCGGTCAGGATGTCGAGAATGTTTGGCTTGTAGAACCCGGTCGTGCCCCGGTCGGTGCTGTCAAAGCCGCGACCGTTCGACCAGACGTAGACGCGGTGGTCCGGGGCTGAGAACTCGCTGCCCCATGCTCGACGGACCATTTCGTTCCAACTAAACGTGCGGCTGGTGACGGGTAAGCCAAGGCTGGCGGGTACGGTCGAACGTGCCATCAGTAAGCGCCCTCAAGGCCGGAAAGGTGCCGGGTAATCGCCTCACGCGCCCGCAGCTCCTGCAACTCGCCCGCCATGCGCCGGATCTGGCCGGCCTCAACCGTCGTGATGTGGCCGCGACCATCAGCAACGCGATCCACGGTGCGCAGCAGGGCACGGATCTGGGCGTCGGTGAGGTCAAGTCGGCTCATGTCAGCTCAGGCTCCAGCACTTGGGAATCAATGTATTCGGGCGGTCTCGGGTCCATGTCGTAGACGCGAGATACCGCGTCAATGAGGTCTTTCAACCCGCTGAATGGGTAATACCCGACCTGCATTCTAAACCGCTCGGCCAAATTGTACAGAAGGCCATTTTCGTCCCGGTTGATGATGGGCTTCGCAATCCGGTAGTCGTACCCCGCCGCGATCATCCGCTTCTGCTGGTCCGTCAGGTCAGGCTCGTCGTCGGCGGGCTCATAGGGCAAATAGAAGTTGTGGCCGCGTATATCCGGCAATAGGCGCTGGACGCGGTCGTCCTTTGACCCCGGACCCTCGGCGGGCCATTCCAGCTCCTCGATGTCCAGCCCTTGGACGTTCTCGACCCGGATGCGCTCTTGGAAATAGTCCATGTCGGCTATGGCGCCATACCGCTCGTAGCCGGTCTTGACGCCGATGATGCCAGGCGCAGACCGCCACTTGGCCCACAGGTTGCGCATGTTCGTCCACCGCTCGAGCAGGTCCATCTTGTGGTCGAACCCGTCCAGCAGGTATTTCTGGCCGCTGCTGTCGATCCCGACCACGGCCATGGCGGTGTTCGCGCTGCCCTTCTTCTTGGACCGGGCCGGGTCGATCAGCAAATAGACCATCAGCACCTCGGGGCGTGCCTGGTACACCTGCAGGTCGTCCGGATCAAACCATCGCTGCGTGCCGGCCAGCGGGTTCTGCAGCATCTGGGTGGCGATCGTGGACTCAAGCTGCGTCTTGACGCGGCGGTCCCATTCTTCTTGATTGAACAGGACTGGCCGCCCGTCTTTGGTGCCATCGTGGGTCGCCGGGTAAACGCGGGGTTTGACCGCGCCGGTGCCCATGATGTGCTGGTAGGTGTCGGCAAAGCTGTACCGGGTGCCGATATGCCAGACTTTACCGCCCAACGAGCCGAGGTTATCGCTCATCGACCACGCTTCGGTGGTCTTCTGGATCTGCTCGGGCGTCGATACGGACTCAAGCGTCACAACGTCATCGTAGACCCGCAGCTTGAAATGGCGGCTGGTC